TAGGTGCTGATACTATTAGTTACTTAGAAGAACAAGCGATCGAGGTATTCGTAGATTGTGGGGAGGGATACCATGCCTAAATATAAATATTGGAGTACGGAGAAGTTAGAAAACTTATTATCAGAACTTAATTGGAGAATTAAACATTCAAGTTATGGTATGAGTGATATTTATTTTAGAGATGATATTGAGAATATTTTAATTGAAAGAGAGGAACGCTATGGCTAAGACTGTATTTGATTACGATATAGATATAAAAATACCCGTGCAATTACGGATATGGAATGAAGAGGCAGATGATGTTGAATCTAGGATAGAGAACAAGATGGACTTAATCTTAGGTAGCGAAGTTATTAAAGACGATACTTTGCAAATGATCTTTCGGGACATTGATGAGTATATTAACACTAACATTATGAGGAATCGATAATGAGTAAATTAATTTTTGTGGCAGTTAAAATTGAGAAGTGCCGAGTAGTTGATACTGTTGCATTTGAAAAAGAGGGAGAGTGCGAGGCATTCTGTATGCAGTTCAGGGACTATGATCCTGTGCCTACGGCGATCTATGATTTGAACCACGCTCTTAAATTATCATTGGCGTAGGAGTAACTATGGAAATTACAAAAGAGAATTTGTTGTATAGGTTTACAGTTGTGGCTTGGTTTATTCTTGGAGTTTTATTTGGGGGCTTGACCATGCGAGTTGTTGATATGTGGGAAATTTCAAAACTGAAAACACAAGAGGAATACATGTGCCACAAAGGAGTTGCCTATAAAACAATGGGAGATGGTGAAAAAACCATTTATATTAAAACAAACTTACAATGCTTAGGAGATTAGCATGAAAGATTATAGACGGAAACATTACATTGACCACGACTATAAAGATGTTATTGGCGAGGTAGTGATAGTGCCACGAGCAAATAAAATAGATCGAGTTGTTAAACAGGTGACACTAATTTTATTTGGTATAATAATTGGATTTTATTTTTGGGGGTAGTATGAAAAAATTTAGCACAGTAATAGAGATTACAATGCCTGATGAAAAGGTAAAAGAAATTGAAAGTTGGGGGGAAGATATATCACATATAAGTTATATCAATTCTGTTATTGCAGACCATGTTAAAGATCGTGGGCTACAAATTAAAGTAGAAACCATTGAAGTTGTTACGCCTGTTTTTATACGGCTAACAGAAACACAAACACACTTAGCTAATCAAGACGCACTTGAAGATTTAGAAGAAGAAATTTTATCAGGTAAGGCGTGTGTTAACGGAAACTGTGAGGATTAATTATGACAAGAGAAGAATTATATGAAAGCTTTAGTAACCCATCAGACTTATTAGATGTTTATTGTTATTTTATGTACGGTCATTTTGACTGGAAACAAATACCTGATTCGACGGGTAAAGGAAACATAATTATTGAATTTAATAAACACGCAACAAAAATAAGAGATATAAATAGTGAGGAAGAATATGAGTAAACCATTACATGAAATGAATCAAGCAGAACTGAGAGAATATTGGGGCAACAAGTCCTCTAATTTTTTAGTTGGTAAAACAGTTAGACGAGTACGATACTTAACAGAATCAGAACGAGAAGATTTAGGTTGGTTTCGTAGTCCTCTTGTGATCGAGTTTGAAGATGGACATTGGCTCGTGCCTATGAATGATGATGAGGGTAACGATGGTGGATCACTGTGGACTTCGAGTGGATCAGACCTGAGTATCATACCAACACTATGACACCTGAAGCAAAAGTAAAAAAGAAAGTCAAACAAATCTTAGATAGTTTCGGGTGCTATCACTTCTACGCATTTACAGGGGGCTATGGTAGATCAGGGGTTCCTGATATAATTGCTTGTTACAAGGGACGATTCATAGCCGTTGAATGTAAAGCGGGAAAGGGTAAAACCACTGCACTTCAAGACCTCAATATCACACAAATACGAGAAAATCAAGGATTGGCATTAGTAGTGAATGAGGGTAATATATCAGAACTGGTTGAACTTTTAGAGGGATTGAGTGATGGATTTTATGGAGAAGTGGGTGCATGAGAAGATGGCTAACGCCGATTCAACATGGGTAGTTGTAGAAAGAAAGAATGAATGGGTTAAAGTTAGAATGCCCGTTAGACCGAGAAAGGTAGCTAATGGCAGAAACTAAAAAAATAAAAACAAAAGCACAAAGAATGGCTCAGTTCAGAAGGGAAGCCACCAAAAGAACGCAAGAATATATGGCTAAACAAGAAGAACATGATGCAGTAAATAAACCATCACACTACACTCAAGGCAAGGTCGAGTGTATCGACGCAATAGAATCAGCGACAATGGGATTAGTTGGTATCGTAGCAGTATGCGTAGCTAATGTAATCAAATATGTTTGGCGATTCGCATTAAAGAATGGTATCGAAGATCTTGATAAAGCTGATTACTATCTACAAAAACTAAGGAAAAAAGTCAGAGACAATCAATGATTGATTTTACACACGCAATTTATGATGATGACGGAAATGTTTTAAGAAAACTTCGTTTATCTAAAAAGGAATTTGATTGGTATAAATCCGAGAAACCTTATTTAATTATAAGAAAATTGGAAACCACCAAACAAAAAAATAATAACCAACAAGAATTATTTAATCAGATAGGAGAGTGTTTATTTTGAGAAGAATATCAAAATGGCAGTGGAAACAGAACCAAGAAACTGAACATAGAAGTAGAAGACTAACATTTGAGGAAAAGATTGCACGAGTTGAAGAAGTGCTAGAACGATTTCCAAATGCTACTCGACAAAAAATTACTGAGTGGACAGGATATAAAACTGCTTTACTAGATAAGATGTATGAAGCGGGAGTTAAAGTTCCTCAGAAGAAAAAATCAAATAGTGGCACAACAAGCTGGATGAAAAATTTAGGAATACTTAGTTATAAAAAATATGACAGATGAAATAGATATGGCTAATGAACAGGTGCAGAAAGCACTGGACATGACCATGAGAACAATTAATACCGAAGTCAAAGAGAACGACACCGGGCATTGTCTATGGTGTGGTGAAACTATTAAACAAAAAGATAAACGCCGATGGTGTAGTGTGGAGTGCCGAGATGAACACGAAAGGCATAGTTAGTCCGTGTACAAGTATATGTCGGTACGAAGAGATTAATGGGGAGCCACGATGTATTAGTTGCTTTCGCACTTATGAAGATTTATCTAACTGGATGTACTTAACCAATGAAGAACGAAAAGAAAGAATTAGACAAATTAGAAAGGATAGGAGAGAGTATGAACGTCAACAAAAAGACACTAGAGATATGGAAAAGAAATCTTAAACAAGGGTATCGTTTCTTTCAACCTCACAATGCGGTACAATTAACACCTAGAACCTTAAGAGAAGCCGATGTCCAAAAAAATATCATTCGATTATTACAACGAACAAAGACTGTGTAATCAGTGTGGTGAATCTGCAAAATTTTTTGACGGCACTAATAATTATTGGTGGTGTGGCATGACCTTTTACGCACATGGATATTGTAAAAAACAGAAAGAAAAAACTGAATGAATTTAATCACCCTAGACTTTGAAACATTTTATGATGTTGGATTTATTCTATCTAACTGCACCACCGAAGAATATATCCGAGACGAACGATTCCAAATAATTGGGGTTGGTATTAAAATCAATGACGGCTCGACCAAGTGGTACTCAGGATCACGCGAAGAAATCTGCAAAGTTTTAAAAGGTATTGACTGGGATCAATCAGTTTTACTGTGCCACAACACTTTGTTTGATGGGGCTATTCTGAGTATGGTATTTAACATTCACCCCGCAATTTACTTTGATACACTAAGCATGGCTCGAGCCGTGAACGGAGTTGATGTTGGTGGATCATTGGCATTCTTAGCACAGTATTATGAACTCGGTGAAAAGGGCCACGAAGTTATTGACGCTAAAGGCAAACGACTAGAAGACTTCCAAGACCATGAACTCCATCGATATGGTATGTACTGTAAGAACGATGTTGAGTTGACTTATAACCTATATAACATTCTATCTAAAAACTTCCCACAAAAAGAACTTGAGTTGATTGATCTCACCATCAGAATGTATACTCAGCCCTTACTTGAAGTGGACGACGGGTTATTACAAGTCCGACTAGAAGAAATAAGAACTGAGAAACAAGAACTACTTAGTGGACTGATGACTCGCCTTGAGTGCGAAGATGAAGAATGTGTGCGAAAAAAATTGGCAAGTAATAAGCAGTTTGCTGAGTTACTCGAAGAACTTGGTGTGACTGTGCCATTAAAAATAAGTCCAACAACAGGGAAAGATACTTACGCCCTCGCAAAAGGCGACACGGGCTTTCTCGAACTGTGTGAACACGAAGATCCATTTATCCAAGAACTTTGTCGGGTTCGGTTAGGTACTAAGTCTACGATAGAAGAGTCTCGTATTGAAAGATTCTTAGCGATTGGGGCTAGGAATAAAGGGAAGCTACCTATTCCACTTAAATATTACGGAGCTCACACAGGGCGATGGGCGGGATCAGACAAGGTTAACTTCCAAAACTTACCCTCGAGAGACGCAAAGAAAAAAGCATTGAAAAACGGGGTTATTGCTCCGATGGGTTCCAAAGTTATTAACTGTGATTCATCTCAGATCGAAGCCCGGGTACTTGTGTGGTTAGCGGGTCAGAACGATGTCATGCAGTGGTACAAAGAGGGGCGTGATGTTTATTCTGAGTTTGCTTCTAAAGTCTATAACAAACCTGTGGCTGATATTACTAAACAAGAACGAGCAGTGGGCAAGACTTGTATTCTCGGATTAGGTTATGGTACAGGGGCGACTAAACTTCAGCTAACTTTAAAACTAATGGCGGGAGTTGATATTGATGAAGAAGAAAGTAAACGACTCGTCGGAGTGTATCGAGAAATAAACGACAAGGTGATTGAGTTATGGCGAGACTGTGAGAATGCACTGCATGATATAGCGTCATGGCCCGAGATCAAACAACCCTACTACATTGGGCACCATCAATGTTTATTAGTCACACCCGATGGAATTAAATTACCAAACGGACTCTATATTAAATACCCAAAACTAAGACTAGACGCTAGTGAAAGTCGAACTAAGTTTATGTATAAGAGTAGACGGGGTGAGATAAGTATATGGGGTGGATCAGTCGTAGAGAATGTGGTTCAAGCCCTTGCTCGTATCATTGTGGGTGAGCAAATGTTAGAAGTAAATAAAAAGTATCGTCCAGTATTAACTGTTCACGATGCTGTGGTTTGTGTGGTTCCAGAACAGGAAGTGGAATCTGCACAAGAATATATAATGAATGTCATGTCGACTCCACCTAATTGGGCAACAGGGTTACCTGTTACTTGTGAAGCCGACTATGGTGATAGTTATGGCGACTGTTAAAAGACGAGGACAATTTAGACAACACGAACCCTATGCCACGAGAGATATAAATTGGTATATGGACTGGAAGATAGACGGGTATATACAATACCTAGATGAGATTGATCCTGTTGGAATTTATACGCTTGAGTATGATACAGACATACCTACAAAAGGAGAACTATTAAATGGTATAGATCAGAACCATATTCAAATAAGCAATACACGACCTAAAGCGGTGGATAAAGAAGAAGAAAAAGATAATAAAGAATGGTTCTATCAGGGTGATATAATTTTAGACGATGGAGAAGAACCATTAGAAGAAGTAAAAGAAACTATTAAGTCAGGTAGTGTAATTGAACAACTTGTCCTTAATGCGAAATTAAATAAAGAAAAGAAACAAGAGTTAAGGGCTAAGCGTAGACAAGAAGAAAAAGAAGCTAGAGAAAGAAGACTGGAATGCGAAAAAGCGAACGAGGAAAGAGAAAATCTTAAGCAAGAAAAAGAAAATCATAAACACGAGAAAGAAAAAATTCGAAGAACAGATAGAGCGTATGTTGATAGATACTTTCAAAACTTTGGCAGAGAAGGACTTTATGTTTTGTATCACGATGCAGTCGGTAAAATTGCGGATCTTAAATTAATAATTGATGCTTCTGATGTAGAAATTCAAGCAGACATAGATCTTTTAAAAGCATATAAATATAGGATAAAATATGTTAGTAAATTAATTGAACAAGAACATCAAAAACTAAATAAGGAATAGTTATTTATGAGCGATGGAGGAAAAGGTAGTCAACAAAGACCAACAGACAGAAAGAAGTTTGAAGAAAACTTTGAACGTATTTTTGGTAAACCAAAAGAAAAGGAAAAGAAATGAGATTTGATGATAATTATTTTAATAGAAACGGAACTAAGAAAAAATGGCAAAAGTAAAACAGTCAATCAGTGGTATTAAGTCACATCAACCTATTCATAAAAGAACATCACAAGGCGGTCGTCGAGTGAAGATGCAAACTATGAATAAAAATAAGAAAGCTTCTTTCAAAAAATATCGGGGTCAAGGACGATGAAAACAATCATTCATGTTAATCAGCATGTCATAAAGTCTAATCGGAAAAACGAAGTAGAAGATCCTGTACTAACAGTTAAAACATATAAATCAAATACTTATGCTAAAGAAGTAAAGATACATGGGGACTCTAAAGTAGTATATAGCCCTAATAAACCCTTGTCATGCGGTGCACATGTATGGATTGAAACTGAATCAGAAGTGGAGATAATTAAATAATGACTGACTTTACTTGGAGTTACTCCTCCTTAAAAGAGTATGAGAACTGCCCAAGAAAATACCATCAGATGCGGGTATTACAAAACTATAAAATAGAACCTACGCCACAGATGATCTACGGAACTGAAGTGCATAAAGCTTTAGAAGACTATGTTAGAGAAGGTAAAGAACTTGCAAAAAACTATCAGCGT